AGAAGTTCTTATGGTTGTTAATACTGCAGCAGGAGCAGCGGCAACTAACGGTGTAGCACTTATTACAGTTGAATATTTACAATCTGTAAACAGCGTAAGAAGTAACTAATAATTAATTTACTTTCAGAGAGCGGTGTAATGATCGCTCTCCTAGAGTAGGAAGGAAATAAAATGGCAGCAGTAGGATCAACTAATATACAATTTGACGGTTCAAAAAGATTAATAGTACAAACAATTTTAATGCCCACAGAGGCAGCAGGTGAATTTACATTTACTATTGATGTATCAACATTAAACAATTTAAGATTTCCAACAGTGGCAAATAATATTGCTAACACAAGAAAATGTCTTTCGTTATCTTTACAAAAAATTTGGTATTCTGTGTCGGTAGCAGCAAAAGTAGATTCTGTAAGTATTGTAGGAGATGCAACAGCAGATTTACCATATATGGCATTAAATGGTAATGGATATAACGATTTTACAAATATTGGTGGAATAGCTAATCCAGCTCTTGGAACCGGTGGTTCATCAGGTGATGTAATTATTAGATCTGGGGATGGTACAACAGCTACAACAGCGGGTGATTCAATTTCAATCCACATGGAGTGGTTAAAAAATTACTAGGAGGTTAAATGTCAAACGTTACTTCTCAAACTTATCAATTTGACCAAGACTTTTCTATTGATGAAATTATTTCAGATTCATTTGAAAGACTAGGTTTAGTTGGTACTTCTGGTCATCAGCTTAAAACAGCTAAGAGATCTTTAAACATTCTATTTCAAGAATGGGGTAATAGAGGTTTACATTTCTGGGAAGTAGGAAATACAAACGTTACATTAACTCTAGGTTCTGCTACTAATGTAGATGCAACATCTGAAGGTTCTGGAACTTATACTTTTTATAGGAATGCTGTAGATAGTGCGGCAGCACCGGGATCTACACCTCAAGCAAGAACAGCTCCTGAGAATCCAATTTACGGTATTACAGATTTATTAAATGTAGGATTTAGACAAAATTATAATACTACAGCTCAATCTGATATTGCCTTAACTAAAGTAGATAGATCTGCTTATTCGGGTACAGCTAATAAAGCAACAATTGGAACCCCTTCACAATTTTGGGTTCAAAGATTTATAGATAGAGTTACTGTAACTATTTACCCTTTACCTAATGCAACAGCCGCAGCAGTAACAAGTAAACTAATGGTTTACTATGTAAAAAGAATTCAAGATGTAGGTGCTTTTTCTAATGCAGTTGATGCGCCTTATAGATTTGTACCGTGTATGGTTTCAGGACTAACTTATTTGTTATCACAAAAGTTTGCACCAGAGAGAACACAAGAGATGAAATTGTTTTACGAAGACGATTTAGCAAGGGCTTTATCTGAAGATGGATCTCCATCTAGTACATACATAACCCCTAAAACTTACTATCCAAATATCTAATGGCTGTTTATTCAAAAGGTTCTAGAGCACTAATGATCTCAATGAGATCAGGGGCCGCGTTCCCTTATACAGAAATGGTACAAGAATGGACAGGAGCCTGGGTTCATAATTCTGAATTCGAAGCTAAGCAACCACAACTTACACCAAGACCCGTGACTGCTGATGCACAAGCCTTGCAACACGCTTATCCGGCACGTACAGAGTTTACTGTTTTAGATTTATTAATAGCTGATCCATTTGAGACATATCAAGCTGGTTCACCTATTGTTAATGTTTTTCTTCCTGGTAATAAATATGCCACAGGAGATATAAAAAGATTTCGTGGAGCTCCAGGTATAGCTGGAAACTTTAATATTCCAGATAATGTTAGAGGTATTCCAGGAGCAGTTATTGCACAAGCTGTAGGATATGCTATAAACATAGGTAAATATGTAAACGGAGCAACAGACGCTACTCAAACTAGATGGTTCTGGTTTTCAGCAGCAGCTAATGCAACGAGTGCAGGAATAGGAGGAGGTTACCCCGTAGGAGTCGGACCAGTAATCTTAAAACCATAATTATGTCATACACTTACGCAACTTTAACAGACACAATCAGAAGCTACACTGAAATAAGTAGTACTGTATTTACACAAGGTGTAGTTGATAACTTTATTATGTTATCTGAAAATAGAATTAATAATGATCTGCCAATGGATGCAGACAGATTTGTTCAAGAAGGACAATTTCAAAAAGATAAAAATACTATTAATAATCCTGCCGGAGTTTTATTTGTAAGAGGTGTAGAAGTTTTTCCATCTACATCAGTTACAACAGAACAAGGCCAGTGGTTAGAGAAGCGTGATCAAACATTCTTAAGTGAATATGTAGGTAGATTAACAGGACCAGAAGGACCTAGTACAGGTCAAGATGTTACTGGATTACCTAAATATTATGCTATGTTTGGTGGAGCAACAGGATTAACGGATACTACTTCAGGTGGATTGTATATTGCACCTACTCCGGATGAAAATTATTACTTTAGAATCTATTTTAACAGGCTTCCAGTAGGATTATCAGGAGCTAATACAACTACCTATATAAGCAATTATTTCCCAGAATTACTTCTAAATGCTGCTTTGACACAAGCATATAGTTTTTTAAAAGGACCAATGGATTTGTTGACAATGTACGAACAAAAGTATAATACTGAACTACAAAAGGTTGCAGGAATGCAATTAGGAAGACGAAGAAGAGATGACTACACTGACGGAACAGTCAGACTTAAAATCGAATCACCGTCACCGTAAACTAGGAGAAAAAAATTATGGCAATAACATCAGCATTAACAAACAGTTTCAAAGCAGAATTACTTGGAGGCGAACATGATTTCGCAGCAGGTGGAAATACATTTAAATTAGCATTATTTGTTAATGCAACTTTAGGATCTACTACTACAACTTACGCAGCTCCAGCAGATGCTAATGCAGTACCCACTAATACAAATGAAGTTAGTGATAAAACTACTAATGGTGGCGCAACTGCTACTGCATATGTAGCGGGTGGAAGAACTTTAACTTTATCTGGTGTTGGTACTACTACAACAACATCATTTACTTCTTTTTCAGATTTATCAGTAGCAAATAGTAATGCATGGACTTCAGCAACTTTCACAACAGACGGTTGTATGATTTATAATACTAGTGGAGGATCAGCTAACAAAGTAATTTGTGTGGTTGATTTTGGTGGAGCAAAAACAGTTTCTAATGGAACTTTCTCTATTGAATTTCCAACTAATAACGCAACATCTGCAATTATCAGATTAACATCATAGGGAGTTAAACCCTATGGCTGACACAACTTTCACAGTTACAGTCGCAACAGGAACTACTTTTAGATCCGGTAATACTGGCAACGTTTATTTTATTAATGGTGCCCAACCTACTACAGATCCAAGTTCAACTAATTATAAATTACCGTGGGTAGCAGGTGCTACTATTAGATTAGATCAATCTAATGCAACTAACGACGGTCATCCTCTACTTTTTACAAATTCAGATAGTTTAAATACAACTATAATGAGGAATGGTTTAATTACCAACAACACTTATTATTCTCTAGATGGTTCATCTGTTAGCTCTACTGATTATTTTAATACAAGTCTTTTTAATGCAGCCACATCTAGGTTTGTAGAAATAAATCAGACAGCAGGAGACACAGAAGATTTTTATTTTGCATGCTGGATTCATGGAATTGGAATGGGTGGAATTGTAGATCTTACTCAAAATACATGGGGTGCTTTAAATTGGGGTCAAGGTGCATGGGCCGCGCAAGGTAACGAAGCAGTTACTTTAACTGCATTTGAAATAACATCTACATTAGATACTGATTTAATAATTATTCAAGAACCTGGTTGGGGTACTTTAAATTGGGGTGAAAATGGTTGGGGTAGTGTTACCGAAGGAAAAGAAACACTTCCAACTTTTCCAATAACTGCTTCACTTGGAACATTAGTAGCTGAAACTAAACAAGGCGCTATTTTATCTGGATTTGAAATAACGAGTACGTTAGCACCTTTAACACCTTTCTTTGATTTTGATTTAACACTATCTAATAGTTTATTAGTAACAGGAGCATTAGGTACTCTTGGTGTCAATGCAGGAGATGATGTTCAAATAGGGTTAACAGCATTTTCTATGACTGGAAGTATTGGAACTCTTGCTCCTCAAGATAACTTTAATCCTCTTTTAACAGGTTTTCAAATTACAGGTAGGATAGGAAATCTTCTTGATGCTACTACTGTCATTGTTCCTATAACAACAAGTTTATTAGCTACTGGTTCTGTAGGAACTATAACACCAGCTAATAACACTGGTGTTACTCTTATAAAATTTAAGAGCTTAACAGGAACTCTTAATGCTGCCGATGTTATTACACCGGATCAAGTTGTAGGCTTGACTGGATACCAAATAACTGGTAGTTTAAACAGTGCGGATATATGGGCATCGGGCTATGCGGATGTTGACATTACAGGTAATACATCATATACACCTGTGAAGCACGTAAACCAACCGTGAGGATAAAAATTTATGGCATCAACTTTTAATTATCTAGGTATAGAACTTATGGCTACTGGCGAAAACGCTGGTACTTGGGGAACTAAAACTAATACTAACTTAGACATCATTCAACAGGCATCAACTGGATTTCACTCTCAGTCTTTGAACTTAGTAGCTTCAGGAGCTAATACTACAGTTTTAGCTATAGCAAATGGAGATGCAACTTCAGCAACAGATAGTTTAACTAACTCAGCTAGAAATAATATTGTTAAACTTACAGGAGCTATAACGGGAAATAAAATTGTAACAATTCCTAATACAATTAACGGAGCTAATTTTGAAAGACTTTATTTATTTGAAAATGGTACTACAGGTTCTTACACAGTAGAAATTAAAACAGCTTCTGGTGCAACACAAACAGGTGCAACATTTTCAGCTACTGATAAAGGAATGAAATTAATGTACTGTGATGGTACACAAGTATATGACACAGGTTTTGGTGCAGCAACAGGTGCTGCAGGAGCTAATACTCAAGTCCAATTTAATAATAATAGTGCTTTTGGAGCATCTGCTAATTTAGTTTTTGATGGCACAGACACAACAATGGCCAGTGCTAAAGTATCTGATTTGACAGCTACAAGAATAGTTACAGCTGGTACAGCTGGTGCATTAGAAGGAGACGCAAATTTAACATGGGTAGCAGCAACAGCATTACAAATTGATGCAGAAAAAGAATTAAGATTAGGTGACGCTGCAGGAGCAGAATACGTTGGTTTTAAAGCACCAGCAACTGTTAGTGCAGCTTACACTTTAACAATGCCCGCAGCAACGGGAAGCGCAAATCAAATTTTAGTAACAAACGGTTCAGGTGTTTTATCTTTTACAGATAACTCTGGTGGAACATCATGGCAAACAGTTAAAGCTAATAGTTTTACAGCAGCAGCAGGTGATGGTTATTTTATAAACACTACAAGTAATGTCGTAACAATGACTCTCCCTGCATCACCAACAATTGGTGACGAAGTTTCTTTTGTAGATTATGCAGGAACATTTGATACATATACTTTAACTATTGGAAGAAATTCTCAACCCATTCAAGGAGCAGCATCCGACTTAACAGTTTCAATAGAAAGAGCAGCAAATACGTTGGTCTATACAGATGGAACTCAGGGTTGGTTACTGAAGACTAAGTAATGTCTACTTATAAAGGCATACAAGGTTTTGCAATTCAAAACCTAGATTCTGATCCAACAACTTTTGATACTGGACAAGTTTGGTACAATACAGCAGACACTAAATTTAAAGTAACAGTAACTGGAACTAACATACCGGATGCTTGGACATCAGGAGGAGCTTTATCAGACGCTAGACATTTAGCAGGTGGAGCTGGAACTCAAACAAGCGGTTTAGTTTTTGGTGGTGCAGCTGGGGGATATGGCAATAAAACAGAAGAATACAATGGATCTAGTTGGACAACTTCTCCTGCAACTTTGAATCTAGCAAGAAGATATATATCAGGAGCTGGAACACAAACAGCTGCTTTAGGTTTTAGTGGGTACTCCGGTCCATCGGATCCATATTATGGTTTTAGGGCAACAGAAGAATACAATGGATCTAGTTGGACGGTTCAAAATCCGATACCTAGAAGTCATCAGTTTGGAGCTGGAGCTGGATCACAAACATCAGCAGTTAACTGTGGTGGAGGATCATCTCTGGATGGTAAGACAGATGAATATGATGGAACTAACTGGACAGCTGGTAGCAACATGAATGTTGGAAAAGAATTTTTAACGGCATGTGGAGCAACGGGTACATCAATACTTTCTTTTGCCGGTGCTACACCAGGAAACACAAGGTCTGCTACTTCAGAAAAATATGATGGAACATCATGGACAAATACTAATGATATGAATACTGCAAGATATTTTTGTGGAGCAGCAGGAATTCAAACAGCTGCTTTAGGTTTTGGTGGATATGGTGTACCAGGAGCAGTTGGTTTTGTTGCTGCTGAAAAATTTGATGGAACAAGTTGGACAAATACAGTAAATTTACTTACAGGATCTGGTGGCATTACTGGAGTAGGTCCGACAGCTGCTGCATCAGGTTCAGGTGGTTTAGCCCTTGCTGTTGGTGGAACTGGAAACAGTGCACCCGGAACACAAACTCAAGAATATGCTGAGGGAAACCCTGCAACTAGAGTATTAACAACAACTTAATTAACGAAGGAGAAAACTATGGCAAAAACACATCAATACTGCGTAGCAGAAAACTGGGGCAAAGGATTCATTGAACATAGTGAATCTAGAAAGATTGCATTTTCCGGTTTACCTGGTAATGTTTGGCAAGTACCTGCACATAACAAAGATGCAAATCTTTGGATTAATAAAGTGTTAGGAACTGCTAAAACAAAAGACGAAGCGCAAGCAATTGTTGACGTTGAGGTCACTGCAGCACAAAATTCATGGGATGCTTTATCTGATGAACAAAAAGCTAACAGTACAAGACCCGCTGATATAATATTAGAGGAATAAAATTAAATGTCTACGTACAAAGAAATTAACGGAATTAAAGTTCAAAGCTTAAGTTCTGATCCACCATCTCCTTTTAAAGGAGAGGTATGGTATAACAGTTCTTCTAATTCTTTAAAATTTTCAGGTGGTGTTATTGCTGCATCTTGGGCTACATCAGGAAGTTTGAACAATGCGCACAGCGGTGGAAGAGCAGCAGGAACTACTAGTGCAGCAGTTATTTTTGGTGGTTATAGTCCAACTACTAGTACAGAATTATACAATGGATCAACTTGGACATCTTCTAACAATATGGGAAATGCAAGATATTATGGAGCAGGTTGCGGAACTCAAGGAGCAGCATTAGCTTTTGGTGGGGGTCCGCCTCCTTCAAGAGCAAAAACAGAAGAATTTAATGGTTCTTCTTGGACAGCTAGTAACGATTTAAATAGACCTGGTGGAGCAAATTATAATTCTGGAGCTGGCACACAAACAGCTGCTTTAGCTTTTGGTGGAAGTCCCCCTAATTCAGGATTTACAGAAGAATATAATGGAACATCATGGACAACTTCTAACACTATGGTAAATCCAAGATATAATATGGGAGGAGCTGGCATACAAACAGCAGCTTTAGCTTTTGGTGGTAATGGTGAATCAGCATTAACAGAAGAATATAATGGAACGTCTTGGACATCTTCTAACAATATGGTAACAGGAAGAAAAAAATTAGCAGGTGCGGGAACTCAAACAGCAGGTTTAGCATTTGGTGGAGAAGGACCACCTAACCTAGCAGCAACCGAAAAATATAATGGAACTTCTTGGACAACTACAACAGCTTTAAATAATGCGAGAAGACAAAATGCAGGTTGTGGAACACAAACAGCAGCATTAACCGCTAGTGGTGGTGGTTCTCCATTAACAACAGAAATATTTTCAGGTGGAGCAGCCGCAGGAACAAGAACAGTAGAGGGAACTTAAAATATTATGACTACATACAAAGATATAAAAGGAACAAATATAAAAGTTTTATCTTCTGATCCACCAGCAACAACTGGGCAGATTTGGTATAATTCAACATCAGAAACTTTAAAAGGATACAAATTAGATGTAGGTTCTTGGAGTACTAGTACAGATTTACCCACAGGAACATTTCAATTATCGGGATGTGGAACTCAAACAGCAGCTTTAGCTTTTGGTGGTGGTAATCCAGGTGCAAGTGTGACAACTAACACTTATGAATATAATGGTTCAACTTGGACTGGCACTGGAGCTTTAAATCTAGCTATAAAATTAGGAGCAGGATGTGGAACTCAAACAGCAGGACTTTCTTTTGGTGGTGCTACTGCCGGTGGTGGTAGAACAAATCAAACAGAAGAATATAATGGATCCTCTTGGGCAGTTACTAATGGTCTAAATAGTCCAGTTGAAAAAAATGCAGGATGTGGAACTCAAACAGCAGGACTTTCTATTGGTGGTGAAATGCCTTTTGATGCTAGAGCAGAAGAATATAATGGTTCGACTTGGGCCATTGGAGGAACTATGACTAATGGTCAGAAAACTAGAGAGCTTGGAGCAGCAGCTGGAACACAAACAGCAGCAATTTTTTTTGGTGGAACACCTCCATCCGATGGTGTAACTTATACCGAAGAATACAATGGATCCTCTTGGACAAATTCAGGAGTTATGGGAACCGGAAGATATGCACTAGCGGGTACTGGATTACAAACAGCAGCAGTAGCTTTTGGTGGTAACGGTCCAACTGCATACGAACAGCAAACAGAAGTATATGATGGTTCATCTTGGAGTACTGTAGGAAAGCTGAATATCGGAAGAAGAAATCTGGGAAGTGCTGGAAGTACAGCGGCAGGTTTAGGATTTGGTGGAGAAGATGGAAGCCCCACAGCTGCTACCGAAGAATTTACTTCCGGTGCTATTGCCGTTACTTTTGCAACTTCTTAAAACTTGTAATAATTTTTAAATAATATATAAATAGCAAAAAAATGCTAGAATTAGGAAGTTATTTAACAGGCATAGACTGTAAATTTTTTGCTGATTTAATATTAAAAAAAGAAAGTATTATTTTAAAAAAACATCCCGCCACAACAATTACAGGATTTGAAAATTTTGATGGTAATACTGGATTAGGAATAAATAGTTTAACTTCAAGAGCTAGTCATTATAATTTATTAGATTGGGAAGAAGCTGAAGATTTAATTAATTCTATAAAGAAAACATATGTAGATTATACAAAAAATAAAGACCCAATTTATGTTCATTGTTGGGCTAATGTTATGAGAAATGGTGATCAAATTAAAGAGCACCACCACGGGTCGTATCCTTATACTTTTGATCATTTAAGTGGCCATTTAGGAATAATGGTAGATGGCACTACCTTAACTTACTACAGGATTAATAACAGAGTATTAGCAGAAAAAAATGAAAAAGGAAAAATAAGTTTTTTTAGTTCTGCTTACCCCCATTGGACTAATCAATATACTGGAGATAGTACTAGAATTACTATTGCTTTTGATATAAGAAATTATTGGCAATTTAATACAAACATTATTGAAAAAGCAAAATTCTTATGGAAAAAAATATAAAAAGCCATATTACTTGCAATATTTTTTAAATAGTTTATACATCTCTTAAACATAAAGGAGAAAGTGATGACTACAGAAAAAAGAAATATCCAACCATTAATAGAAAAAGAAGAAGAGTACCTTAATAATATTTTGCCTTTAGAAGATGTTAAGGAGTTTAAAAATATGGTAGGCGAGCTTAGAGATACTTGGACTAAGAAACAAATTTTCAGAACAGAAACAGAAGCTAGAATATCCGTACTTCAAGATATGAAATATCCAACTAAAGCTTCTAAGTATTGGCAATGTGTTAGAGAACAAAATGTATTTTTAGAAAATTTAATGTCGTTGTCTTTTGACTATAGAAAAAATGATGTTAAAATTAAAAGACTCGAGAAGAAAATTATAGAAGAAGGTGACGATCTTAAAAAAGAACTTTGGCAAATTGAGTTAGACGAAAAAACATATACTAAAGCTAATATGGAACTTACCGCAAAAGATAGAATGCGAGAGTTAAAAATGTGGTCTAAACTTAAAAAAGAATTTAATGATGGTTCTTTTAATGATAAAGATGTTAATGAACATCAATTAGATTCTTACAACTTAATCATGCAGCATAAATCTAAAACCCTAACAAGTGGTTCCTCTCAATCAGAAGTATTTAATGTACTGGGTCAATTAAAAACTATTGAAAGAGAAAAAAAAGATGGAAAACTAGGGCAAGATAAAAAACAAACAATTACTTCAGAGTCAAGTTTTGGAAAAAAACCAGAGTAGAAGACTTTTATTTTTAGTAGCGTTACCAAGGTCTGGTAATACTTTATTCGCAAGTATTATGAATCAGAATAAAGAGATAGCAGCTACTGCTAACTCTATAACATTAGAAATAATGAAAGATCTACATCTACTTAAAAAAACAGATGTGTTTGAAAACTATCCAGATCATAAATCTTTAGATAATGTATTAGATTCTGTTTATGATAATTATTATAAACAATGGCCTCAAAGAATAATCATTGACCGAGGACCAGTAACAACATCCGCTAATCTTGAATTGATGAACAAACATTTTAAACATGGTTTTAAATGTATAGTATTACTTAGAGATCTAATGGATGTACTTGCTAGTTACATGCAATGGTACACAGAAAATCCAGATGCATTTCCTAATAGATTTGGTCATGAAACAGATTTTGACAAATTAATGATGTTAATGAATATAGATGGAGCTATTGCTAAAGAGTTAGATGCAATTAAAAATTCGTACAATTATCCAGGTATGTGTCATTATGTAAAATACAACGATATGGTTACAAATTCTGAACAAGAGTTTAGAAAAATATATGAGTTTATGGATGAGCCTTATTTTAATCATAGGTTTAGTAATCTAGATCAAGTTAATGTTAATGGTTTAAGTTATGATGATAAAATTGTTGGTAGTAATATGCATAAACTATTTGATGGACCTGTTAGAAAAGTATACAACCCTTACATAGAAAAAATTCCAAAAATAATTATAGAAAGATATGGACACATTAAATTTTAAACCAATATTTTTAGGTCAATGTATTATAAGGTATCAAGTACCTTTAGATATATTTACATCTATTAATACTATTTATGAAAATAATGTTCACAAACTTAAACCTGCAAATGTACAGCTTGTGGGTAAGATAGAAAAAGAATATTCTTTATTTTATCAGGGTAAAGATCAAACAAAGATGAAGAACCATAACTTTCTACCTAAAAATGTATATCAATGGTTTATGGATATATATCATCATTATTTAGATTGGAATAAAATACAAAATTATAAAATTAATTTAAATTCAGTTTGGGTTAATGAGATGAAACAACATGAATATAATCCAGTACATGTTCATCAAGGAACTTTGTATACAGGTTTATCTAGTGTTATGATTTTAAAATTACCTAAAAATTATGGTGTTGAATATTCAGCATCTGATAAACCTCAAAATGGAAAATTACAATTATTAGGTTCTGCATCTGGTCAGTTTTCAAAAGTAGATTATCAACCTAATCTAAAAGAAAGAGATTTTTATGTATTTCCTTATGACATGAGACATACAGTTTATCCTTTTAATTCAACGGATGAAGTTAGACGTACACTTGCAGCTAATTGTGACGTAGATTATAACCCTATAATTAATAGAGGAGCAGAATGATACATACAGAACCTAATTGGAAAAGTTATATGGTAGAAACTACTGAACCTATATTTACTCCCGAACAATGTGAACTAATCAGTAAGTTAGGAAGATCCATGCCACCACAAAAAGCAGAAATAGGTTTAGGATCAGAGGGAGAGTATAATACTAAAACTAGAATATCTCATGTTAGTTGGATTCCATTTAATAAACCTGATTCAATTCCGATGTATAAAAAATTAGAAAACATGATGCATAAAACTAATAAAAGACATTTTGGATTTGAAAACATGGCTATTGGTGAACAAGCACAATACACAGAATATCCTGAAGGAGGTTTTTATGATTGGCATATGGATTGTAGTTTAGTTATGGATAAAGAACCACCTGTTAGAAAAATATCTATGACCCTTGTGTTATCTCACGAGTCTGAATTTGAAGGTGGTGGGTTAGAATTAGGAAAACCAGGTCATATTGCAAAACCTAAGCAAGGACACGCTATATTTTTTGCAAGTTTTATTAATCATAGAGTGGTGCCCATTACAAAGGGACTAAGAAAATCTTTAGTGATGTGGTTTGGGGGAGAACCTTTCAAATGATACATAGAGAACTTTATTTTGCAACACCTGTTTATGTTAAAGATGTAGGCACACCAGCGTATAATAAATACTTAGAAGAACAAATTGTAAACTGGTCTAAGAAAGAGCCAGGTATTACAAAAACAAACATTAATGGTTGGCATTCACCAACAGATATGCATTTAAAACCAGAGTATAAACATTTAATAGAAGAGCTACATATTGCACAACAAGAAATATACAAAGATGAAGGTTTAGATTCAGAGCCTTTTTTAGGTAATATGTGGGCTAATATAAATTATAAAGATGGATTTAACAGACCTCACATACATCCAAATTCATTATGGTCTGGAGTTTACTATATTAAAACTCCTAAAAAATGTGGGCATTTAAAAATAGAAGATACTAAAACAATGTCTTTAATGTCTATACCTATAAAAACTAATAAAAAAAAAGAAGAACCAAAGCATTTATGGAGAGAAGTACATTTTGAACCTATTGCAGGGCGTTTAATTATGTTCCCCTCTTGGGTTAACCATTGTGTTGATCCTAATAAATCAGATGATATAAGAATATCTGTGTCGTTTAATTTTTTACAGAAAGGATTGATGGTATAATGTTTAATAAATATCAAGTAATTAAAAGTGCACTCAGCTATGAGTTAGCTAATTTTATATTTAACTATTTCTTACTTAAACGTGATGCTGTTGGTTTTATGTATCAAAATAATATACATGCACAGTCTTCAATACTTGGTACATGGACCGATGAACAAATACCTAATACTTATTCTTGTTATGGTGATTTTGTAATGGATACTTTACTAGTTAAAGTATTACCAATTATGAAAAATGAAACCGGACTAGACCTATGTCCTACATATTCCTATGCAAGAGCTTATAAAAAAGGAGACACACTCCATAGACACAAAGACAGACCAAGCTGTGAGATATCTACTACAATAAACTTGGGTGGTGAGCCGTGGCCAATATTTATAGATGGGACAGGAGCTAATAATGTTATCAATGAAAGAGAAAATTTAGTTAAACCAGGTGCTCTCGAGGGCACAAAAGTCTTGCTTGAAGTAGGAGATATGCTAGTATATAGTGGCTGTGAACTTGAACATTGGCGAGAGCCTTTTGACGGGAACATTTGCGGTCAAGTATTTCTACATTATAATCATGTAAATGGCCCATTTGCTGACAAAAATAGATTTGACGGAAGACCTATGTTGGGTCTACCATCATTTGTAAAATAGTATTATAGTGGAATTATATGTTACAAAAAATAGGTTTCTTACCCGGATTTAATAAACAAGTTACAGAAACTGGCGCTGAAAGTCGGTGGACAGGTGGGGAGAATGTGCGTTTTAGATATGGTACTCCCGAAAAATTAGGAGGTTGGTCTCAATTAGGGACAAACAAACTGACTGGTGCAGCAAGAGCACAGCATCACATGGTTAGTAATGCTTCTATTAATTATTCAATCATTGGAACTAACAGAATTTTATATGCTTACACTGGAGGTATTTTTTATGATATTCATCCTGTACGTAATCCAGGAGGCACAGCTATTACCAGTGCATTTACAACAACAAACGGATCTAGATTAGTAACAATAACTGTGGGAACTTTAACTACTCCTTTTGTAGTTGGAGATATTATTTCATTTGGTATAACAGGATTTACAACTATCACCGGTTCAAATTACACTGCAGAAGATTTTGACGGAAAAAAATATATGATCACTGCAATTCCATCTTCAACTACAATTGAAATTACCATGGCTACAACAGAAACAGGGGCCGGTGCTACTAACAGTGGTGGAGTTACATATTTTCAATATTATCACGTAGGTCCAGCGGAACAATTAGGAGCGTTTGGTTGGGGTATATCTCAATTTGGTGGAATTATTAATGGAGCTTTAACGTTTACTTTAAATGGATCACTTGCAGCAGACACAAATGGAAACAATGGATCCGCTACAGAAATTACTTTAAATAGTGTTACCGGTCTTCCCACTACAGGTACTAACCACATTTTAGTAGGAGCTGAAGAAATTTCATACACAGGTATTACGGGTGTTAAGCTTACAGGAATTGGGAGAGGGGCTAGAGGTACAACAATTGCATCTCATAACACTAGTGTAACAGTTACAGACAGTTCATCTTTTACAGGTTGGGGTTCACCCGCAGCCAACACAGATTCAGTAACTGATCCGGGACTATGGTCCTTGGACAATTTAGGTGGGACTGCAATAGCTTTAATTCATAATGGTGAATGTTTTGAATGGGATTCAAATGCAGTTAATGCAACATCTCAAAGAGCTACAATTATTACAGGAGCACCAACAGCGTCTCGTGATATGTTAGTATCAACTCCAGATAGACACTTAGTATTCTTTGGTACTGAAACTACAATAGGAACTAAATCAACACAAGATGATATGTTTATAAGATTTTCTTCTCAAGAAAATATAAATGATTATGTCCCTACAGCAATCAACAGTGCCGGTTCACAAAGACTGGCTGACGGATCACGGATCATTGGTGCTAAACTAGGAAGAAATGCTCTTTATGTTTGGACAGACACAGCTATGTTTACAATGAGATTTGTAGGAACACCTTTTACATTTGCTTTCGAACAAGTTGGAACTAACTGTGGATTGTTAGGAATGAATGCTGCGGTAGAAGTAGATGGAGCTGCATACTGGATGTCTGATAATGGTTTCTTTAGATACACTGGACAGTTACAGTCTATGCAATGTTTAGTAGAAGATTTTGTTTATGAAGATATTAATACTACGTCAAATCAATTAGTTTATGCAGGCATTAACAATTTGTTTGGTGAAATTACATGGTTCTATCCTACCTCTACATCTAATGTAAATAATAGATGTGTAGTATATAATTATTTAGATTCAACTCAAGAGGTCCCTATATGGACTACTAATGCTAGTCCTTTATTTACTAGAACCACATGGGAAGATTCATCAGTATTTGGTTTACCTCACGCTACTCAATACGATGCTGGAAACGATGCTTCGTTCGATGTTATAGGTAATACGGATGGCAGTTCCATATATTTTGAACATGAAATAGGATTTAATCAAATTATAGGAGGCGCAACATCTGCAATTCCTGCTAATATTAGCTCAGGAGATTATGATATTACTCAAGATCAAAGAGAAGGTATTACTTTTAGAGGAGATGGTCAGCATATAATGAGAATTAGTAGAATTATTCCTGATTTTATTTCTCAAAGTGAAGACGTTATTATTAAATTAGATCTTAGAGATTACCCTAATGATGTAGCTACTACTCAAAGTTATACGTCAACCAGCACTACTAATTTTATAGACACCAGAGCTAGAGCTAGACAAATTGCTTTAACTATTTCCAACACTGCAATTAGTAGTAATTGGAAAATGGGTACATTTAGATTAGATGTTCACGCAGGAGGTAGAAGATAATGGAACAACTTATTTTGAACGCTATTAAAAGTTATGGTTTTAAAAAAGCCATGGGTATGTTTGCTAAAGATGATTTCGATGCTGCTGTAGGAGAAATGACTGGTGGAGGAATTAGAGGAAATAGTTTTACAAATATGTTTACAGGAGGTGAAGGTATTGCAGGTTTAATTAAAAACCAAACTAAAAAATTTGCAATGAATAAACTTATGGGAGGATCTGGAGGTATAGGAGGTATAGGAGGAATGGCGTTACCTTTGGTAGGGGGTTTAGCTTTAGGTTACATGACTAATCCATTAAGAGAAGGTTCTTATAATTATAATCCTGAACTGCAAGGTCAAATAGATTATGCTTCAGAACAAGGTTTGATAGATAGAAATAATAGTGCGGGCATATTACGATATAATGAGGACTCTGTGTTAAGTGGTCAAAATGTTATATCTGGTTTTGGAACTAATGATTATGGAAAACAATTACAAAAATATAGAGATAAATACGCAGATACAATGCCTTCAGAAAGATTAGAACAATTAGATCGAGAAATACAAGATCAAATAACTGATGATTTTGATAAAGTAGATGCATATATGGAAACAATAGCACCGGCAGCACCCGCACCCGCACCAGTATACACACCAAGAGATGAAGGTGGTGGAGGTGGTGGAGGTAATCCTACAGGAAGTCCAGGATCTAAAGGTCCCGGAGGATCTGATGAAATGGGTTCTTTTGCTAGAGGTGGTATAGCCGGTATTAATAGAAACAGAGGTCAACTAGGAGAAATATTATATGGCTAAAATTGTACAATCATTAACCAGACCTTCAAGAGAATATAATGAAACTGTAGCAGCTAACCAAGTTAGAGATTTGGATGCTGTAATTGAAAAATTAAACACAACGTTTCAACAAGAACTTAAACAGGAGATAGAAGCTAGAAGTTTCTTTTTAAATTAATGGCAGTAGTAAACCAATATGAATTCTTTGGAGTCACCGCAAAAGATTTAAGTGGTGCCGGTTTAAATATGTTTGGCACTGTTATTGTAAATGGAGCGGCTGTTCAAAACCCTGTTATTAGTGAAACTTATATTATAAAATCTTTAAGGGTGTTATCCGTAGGGATCCCTATAATTACTGTTATTAATAATGGTGTAACAGTAATTAAGACAGTAGCTCTTACAACTGCTGTAAGTGAAGAACTTTTAAGCCAACCATTAATTGTAGAAGGAGGTACGGTTCTTAAAGTTATAGCCAGTACAGCTGCTGCCACAGATGTAGGTATCAGTTTCTTAAATATCAAAAAATCAACAGTGGATTAATATGAATGAAATACCAAGAGTAAAACCAACAGAAGTTATTACAACGTATAGAAATAAAGCAACCGGTGAGACTTTTAAAGAGATAAAAGACTGGGAAGCTAAAGGTTATAAAAATGAAGATATGGTCCAAGATGTCAGAGTTATTATGCCAGCTCTTGATTTCTTAGCAAAAAAAGGATAAGGTAAAAAACCCAAGTTAAATTATGATGAATTCTCAGAAACAAATAACTACGAATGCTCCTTCAATTAGATACGAGGGTGACTTGCGTCCTGAACAGGCTGGAATTATGCAAAAACATGCTCAAGATATGCAGCAAATGCAACAACAAGCTATGATGCAACAGCAACAAACTATGATGCAACAGCAACAAATGGGTCAACCACAAATGGCACAAGCTCCTATAGGTATGGCTATGGGTGGTGCACTTATGGGTCCAACTGTACAAACACCTCAAGGTATCCAAGGATTAAATATGCCTGGCTATGAAAACGGTGGAAGAATGCCAGCGGGTAGAATGCCAGCAGCCTACGGTGGTGTGATGGGTATGGATGGTAGAAAACAATATGGAATCGGTTCATGGTTCCAAGAAAAAATTATGGACCCTATTAAAAATAATCCAAAAACTTCTGCAGTTATAGGGGGAGCTTTATTAAATCAATTTGGACTTCCAGATTTTGTAACAGAAAAAGTAGGGATGGGTTCGGATGTAGGTAAAAATTTTTTAGGAAAAATACTAGGTGGAATTACTCCTGGTGATACAGAATTTAACACAGTCTTCGGAGACAATACACCTTTTACAAAAAAGGGAAAAAAACCCTTTAGTTTTGAAGCAGTTAAAGAGGCATTATTTAATGAAGATCCAGAAACTAAGAAAAAAAGTTTTTTAGGTTTAAGTCCAGGAATGTTAGCAACCATTGGGGGTGGAGTAGCAGGATTATTTTCTGATAAATTAAATCCACCGGATGAAGGTGGCAATATAGATTATGGAGCAGGTATTGGAATTCAAAACGTAGCTAAAGCTGCAAACATATTAGATCCTAAACAAGCAATGGCTGCAGGGATAAGATTTTCACCAGAACTTTCTGCAAGAAAATATTCACCAGCAGAAATGTTGGAGTCGTATGGTTCAGCAAACGAACCTCTTGCAACAGCTAATTTAGCTGGTGGTGGTATTTCTCAATTAGGTATACCTGACTACGAACAACAAATGATGAATCCAGATATGATGGAACAAATTAGAATGTTGGTTGAAGGCATGCAAGCTCAAGGTATGAATAAAGAATCAATGGAAGATGCAGTTAGAATGCAAGTTCCAGATATGAGTGCAGATATGTCTATGGGTTATGCTGAAGGTGGACCGTCAGGTGAGATGGGTACTGTTATGGAAGCAGGCGAAGAGATGCTTGACATGGGCGGTATGGAAAAAGATTACAGAGAAGAAGGTGGGTTTGTACCTATTGGAGAGTACGAAAAAA